AATTTTCTGATTATAATTTTGAAACATCAGGTCTTTCAAATATATTAGATGTTTTAGCATACAATACTCACTTTAATGGTCTTACTGCAAACTTTGCCACAAATGAAGCATTTCTTAATACTGCACAATTAAGATCATCTGTTGTATCTCATGCTGAGGCATTAGGTTATAGACCGAGGTCAAGAACACCTTCATCGTCATCTCTCACTTTATATGTTAATCTTTCTGGTGTTGCAAATCGTCCTTCATCTATAACTTTAAATTCTGAATGGGAATTTAATGCATCTAATGAATCTGAAACTTTTAAATTTATAACAGATAAAAACTATTCAGCTGTAGATGATGGAAATGGATTATATTCCTTTACTGATGTAAACGGAAATTCTAATATTAAAGTGTTTCAGGGAGAGTTTAAAACTAAAACATTTATTGTTGATGATACAGCAGAAAATCAAATATATGTGATCCCAGATGAATCTCTTGATACTGGAAAAATAACAGTAAATGTTTATGATACACCAACATCTACAAAATTTACATCATATTATTTTTTAGATACTGCTTTAACCGTAGATTCAACTACTACATTCTTTGATATAAAAGAAGCACCAAATGGATACTATGAAATTAATTTTGGTGACGGTAAGAGTTTCGGCAAATCTCCTGCAATTGGAAGTAAAGTTGTAGTTAGATATTTTTCATCAAGAGGAACTGATGCAAACGGTTGTTCTGGATTTAAAAGTGCAAATAGTTATGTTTTAAACGATGTAAATTATCCAGTCAACGTGCAAACACAGCAGTCTTCAACTGAAGGCTATGAAAAAGAAACAATAGAATCAATTCGTAAATTAGCTCCTTTACAATTTGCATCTCAAAAAAGATTAGTAACATCTGCAGATTATAGAGCAATGATTCTTGCTAACTTCCCTGTTGTAAAAGATGTTGCTGTATGGGGAGGGGAAGATAATGTGCCTATTGATTATGGTAAAGTATATATCAGTCTTCAATATCAAGATGGGACTTCGGAATCTGTAAAAACAGAAACCCAAAATAATATTGAAACTAATTTTACAAATAAACTTTCTGTTATGTCTATTTCAAATAAGTATGTGGCACCTGAGGAAACATATTTAGAAATAACAGGCAACTTTAATTATGATCCTAGTTTAACTAATGATACTGGTTCTGCAATTCAGACTTCTATTACTAACTTTTTACAAGAATATTTTACAAATACTTTAAATAGTTTTAATTCGTCTTTTAGTAGATCAGAAGTATTGACAGAAGTTAGTGATTTAAATAGAGCCATACTTTCTGCAAAAATGGATCTTAAGGTTCAACAGAGATTAAATGTAACAGTTGGTTCTTCAAAAAATTATAATATATATTTTCCAGTAATATTAATTCCAGCAGAAGCCCAAGATTATAGCATTGAATCTTCAATGTTTACTTATGGTGATGATGCGATTCGTTGTACTGTTAAGAATAAATTAAATTCAAATATATTACAAGTTGTATCAACTACAGGAACCATAATTGTAGAAGATATTGGTAGTTATAATTACCAAAAAGGTAGTGTTAATTTAAATGGCTTTGCTCCAGTTTCTATATCGACCGGTACCCCCTATATTACATTTAGTTCAACTCCTCTTGATCAAAGTATGATTTCTCCTCTTAGAAATTATGTACTAAGATTGGACACTGCAAAATTAAGAATGCAACCATTAAAGAATGAGCAAGATACAAAGGTAGCGCTGTAATATAATGTCTGAAGATAGAAATCATACTTCACTTAGAGCTGACTATGTAAGAGATATTCTTCCAGAATATTTTGTTGCTGATTATCCTAATCTTATTCAGTTTTTGGAAACTTACTATGATGCTTTAGATAGCGATGGTAATTTTGGTAGTACAATAAAAGATTTATATGAAATAAGAGATATTGGAAAAACAGATTTAAAATATCTTGATAATTTATTTGGTGAAATTGGTCTTAGTTTATCGTCACAATTTGTTTCTAATCCAAGAGAAATATTAAAAAATTTAGCCAAGTTTTTTAGAGTAAAAGGTTCACTTTATTCTGCTGAAGGTTTCTTTAGAGGATTCTTTGATACATCAGCAGAAGTTGAATACCCAAAAGATAAAATTTTTACTTTAGACGATCCATTATCAATACTAGGATCTAAATCATCTAAGAAAATACAAGATGGTAGATTACATCAAGTATTATCTCATCTAATAAAAACTACAGTGCCATTAAAAGATTGGGAACAGCTATATAAAAAGTTTGTTCATCCTGCTGGATTCTATTTACACGGTGAAGCACAGCTTTATACAAACCCAAAATATAAACCTGTTGGTGTTCTTTCAGATGCAACTCCTCTAAACCTAAGAGTTGAAACTGATAGCGCCTTACCTAAATTAGCTGTAGATACTCGTATTATTAGTAAAACTGATATGGGAAATAGTGATATTCTTATTATGGATGGGCATAAAGAATATGTGTGTGGATCAAATACTAGAAGATTTCAGTACGCAAATATATTAGATTATGCCGATAGTGAAGGATGGTTTGTTGAAGATAGTTATGGTAGAGCATTAGAAGGTCCTGGACTTTCTGTTAAAAATTCCGTAGATGCTGGATTATATAGTAATAAAGAAATTAATATAGCTGCAATAGATTTATCGCCAACACTAAAAAGTGAAGATAGTAATTATCAACCTGGGCTTTCTGAAGTACCAGGAGAGCCATATACAATATTTGAAGCGGCTCCAGCTAAGATTAAAACATTAGATGCAATAACTGGAATAACCACATCATCAACTTTAATTCAAATAGATGTACCTTTACAGTTAAATAAAACTCTTGAACAGATTACAAGAGGTGATAGTAAAACATATATTTCAAGAATATATTTAAATGGTGATTATTCATCAACTAAACTTGATATAGCATTACCTGGTTTAGGAGATTCCTTTGGTGGCGATCACTTCTGTATTGGCGGAGATTCGGATGCTGCTAATCATTCTTCTTATGTTGTATCTGCATCAGCACCAGTATTAAGAGTTGATAATATATTAGATTCTTATGGTATGTTAGATGTAAATATTAAAAAGACTGGATCTGGAACAATTGAAGCAAAATTTAATCTTTCGCATAAATTTAACAGCATATATGAGTGGATTAAGTATGATTCTAATGCAGTTTTTGATATAAATAGTTTTAATTATGGTGACAACCAAAGTATGAGAAATGTGACTATTCAAGAATTAAGAAATAAGAATATGTTATATTTAAAAGACGCAATAATTTAATAGGTAGAGCATGTCGACAATTGTAACACAAAACTTTAAGAAGGAACTCATGATTGGGACCATTCGTAGTATTAACAATACTACAGAGAACTATTATATTGGCGTGTCTCGATCTAATCCTTGGAATGCTGCAGATTCAGCACCAGCGGCTAAAGATAATATTAGGATTCAAAACGAATTCCGAAATGGTCTTCAATCAATACATCGGGTTGCAGCAGCTTCATTAGTTGTTCCTCGTAAATCTTGGTCTACTGGTTCCACATATCTTGCATACGATGATAAAAAAGATTTAGCTGATTATGGCTCTGAGTTTTTCTATGTTGCAAATAGTAATCATGATGTTTATATTTGCTTAAGACAAGGGACGGACGCAACTGGATCGGCGGTAGCTTCGACAGTTCAGCCTACAGGTTCTAATAATGATCCATTTGAAACATCTGATGGATATGTTTGGAAGTTTCTTTATACTATTAGTGCACTAGATGCTACTTTATTTATGACTAATGATCATATGCCTATTGATCGTATTTTAGCCACAGATTCAAATTCTACTGGCAATGAAATAAAACAATATGAAATTCAAAGTACTGCAAAGCCTGGTATGATTACAGCGTTTGAAGTAACAGCAGGCGGTACTGGTTATACTAATCCATCAGTCAATATTAATGGTGTTAATTATCCAACACTTGTTGATTTTACTTTAGATTCTCCTTCAGGTACAATTGTAAAGGCAGAATATAATCCTGATTCCTC